TATTGGTTGCTGCTTTCTCTGCAGGTGTTAAAGATGCCCAAGCCTTTTCAGGTAGGTATCTTTTTTTGCCTTTAGATGGTTTGCCATCAGAAGTCTTCCACTTCTGCTCAGTCCACTTCTTAAGTGACTGCTGTGATTTAGCAAGTGCCATTACTTGTAACCTCCGCCTGCCTTTTTGTATTCAACAGCAAGCAATTGAGCCTTACGAGCAGACCATTCTCCAGGGTCTCCACCCTTAGAACCAGCCTTAATCTTCTTAAACAAAGAAGCCCGCATAGTTGGCTTAGTGTAATTGCCAGCAGCGTTTACTTTAGACTTTGTTTTTTTCTTGGCTACCACTTTACTTTATCCGCCCAATATGCTGCAGACATTTTGCCTTTAGCAATGTTCTTGCCATGACGAGCCTTAAATGATGCACGCTTGTTCTTCATTCTTTCAGACTCTCCAGCCTTTGGCTTGCCAGCAGTGCTTGCACCTTGCTCGCCAAAACGAATAGTCTTTATTTTGTCGCCTTCTTTAGCAACAACAACGTGTGATTTTTTAGGATGATTAGGGGTGCGCTTAGGTTTATTAAACCCTGACACCCCTGCTCTACTTAGTCTTGAATCTTTCAATTCTTTTTAATCTGCTTTCCAGTCTTGTTTTCATAACGGCGACCTTGAACAAGAGCACCAATCAACTGACCAAATTGTGCATCTTGGTTTTGACGGGCAGCATTTGCTTGGTTTGCGTAATACTCACGCCCCTTGCCACCTTGAGCAATATCATTTGGCGGATAAGTATCACCTTTGTAAGAGGCTTCTGAACGTTTGTTAGAAGCCTTTTTAAAATCTTTGGCTTCTTTCATAAGGTTCTCTAGGTAACTAGCCATTTACTTCTTCTTACCCATTTTCTTCATAGCCATCTTTTTCATAGCCATTTTCTTACCAGTTTTTTTGGTTTCCATTTTGGCTTCCATCTTACCTTTTGCTGTGTATGGGAACTTCTTTCCATTGACCATTGGCATTATATTTGTCCTATCTCTTTGAGAACTTCTACGGATTTTGTATTTATATCTTTTGCTTTAGGCATAGTCTCTGAGTTATAGGCTTTACCTAAAGTCTCTGAGGCTTTGTATGCTTCCTGAATGTGACGCATACTGGTTCCTGCTGGTTGCATACCCTGGTCCCTAGCATCTCTGTAGGCTTGGAGTTCTGCATTCCATTTCTTATCTGGTATATCTCTTGTTGCATCTCCTGCATTCATCTGAAGCGTTCCCGCTTTACATCCGAAGCAAGTCTCGTCATATACTGGATGATATTCCCAGTGTTTCATATATCCCCTTATGCTGCTGTAAAGTTTGCTTCTGTTACTCCAACACCACCAGCAATAAGTGCTGCTTTAGTAGCATCGTTAACTATATGGTTACGTCCACCAATATAGAATTCTTGATAGTCATCCATTGTGTCATCAAGGACATAACGAACTTGAGAATATGTTCCACCAGATTTAGCAATACTGACGGCTACATTTAACTTATAGAAATAAAACAATCTATGTAAACCTATTGGTCCTTCTCGGACTATAGGTGTTCTAAAAATATAATCTGCCATTAGTTCTCCTTAGTGAACTCAATGTTAAGCAGTGAGTCGTGTTCGCCGTTCTCACTGCTCAACCTTCAATCAACTAAGCGATTGATGAACCTGATTCGATTCGGTATAGTGCTTCCTCGCGGTAGCGAGCAAACCCTAGAACGCCATACCAACCCATTGGGCGGTGACGCATCAACTTATCGACAACTGGTCCGATAACTACGTGTGGCTCTTCAGCAACTGCTTCAGCAAGTGCTTGTTGTCCACAGATAATTGTGCGGTAGTTACGTGCTGATGAAGCACCATCTGTTGCGTTGTATAGACGAGCAGATTCTACGAAGTATGCACCTTCGTATTGTCCAATTTCTCCAGCCCAGATGCGGTCTTGTGCAGAACCGTATTGGTTTGGAAGCAACCAGCCAGCAGAACCTGTTTCAGCACGAAGGTCGTGTGAAACTTCTGGGTGGATACCAGCCCAGTAAAGGCTGCCCTTGCGAGCAACTGACTTGTTAGCGCGTAACTTTGCCACAGCGCGGCGAATGTTAGCAGAAGAAATTGTTGCAGCAGCAGTAATTGTTGCTGTTGATGTTGCAGTTGAACCTGAGTAGATTACGTTTGTTCCTTGACGAAGAGTAGTCATTGCTACTGAGTCAATTGAATCTGCAAGGTTGAATGCAATGATGTTAGCAATCGCTGGGTCTACATCAGCAAGGCTGAATAGTTCCAAAGCGCGTGTAACAAGAACGGAGTTACCATACTCGTTAAGAGTAATTGTAACTGTTGTTGGTGTAGACATTGCTACTGCATCTGGGTCAGCATCTTCTGTAAGGGCTGTAGTTGCAGCAGATAGGTCAACGTAGCGTTGTAGAACAACTGTTGAACCAGGGACTGATTGATTGGTTGGGCGCTTATCTGCGACAGAACGAATTAGGGGTTCTGAGCGGAGAGCGAATTCTAGAAGGCGGTCATATGCCTTCTGAACTAAACCAGCCGAACCAGCGGTTCCTCCTAGTGAGGATGAACCTGTTGATACGAAGGCGTTAGCCATTTCGTCACCTCCAAGTGACTATGAACGGAATTATTGTGAGCGAAGGACATTGAGCAATGCATCCATTGAATCTGCATTGTCAATGCGAAGACTTAAGTCTTCCGCTCTATCAGGGGTTAAAGCATTTGAAGTTAGTGCATCTTGCTGACGCAAGGCTGCACGGTCAATTTCATTTGCCTTTTGCTCTGGTGCATCTACTTTAATTCCAAATAGTTCGGCGTTGTCGTCAAGCCAAAGGTTAACTGACTCTTCGTTTACATCGTCAATATCTTTCAGAATTAAGCGAGCAGCCTTAGCATTTACGCCCTTCTTTTCTAGGACTTCTTTAACTATACGCTCACGCTGCACCTTGGAAAAACCCTCAAGTTGCTCAGTGAGTTCTTTGATACGCTTTTCATCTGCACGCTTGGCTTTGCGTAACTTTTTAAGTAAGTCACTGCCATCCAATTGTGTGTCCGACTCTGTATCTAAGTCGTCTTCGTCTTCATCCCAGTAGTTGTTGCTCATAGCAACCCACCCTTCTATTCGTTGTTAGTCGCAAGCCACAGGTTCCAATCGGGGAATCGGTCTGGCTCTTGCTACCAGTCTTATACACCGTGTGGGCTGGTCGGTCACACAGGAATCTATTTGTTAGAAAGAACCAGTTTTCTGGGCAAGAGAAACCTTGTTTGTCCCAGATGAACCCTTAAAGGTTCCAGTTTCTAGTTCTTTTAACCGTTCACGCTTGCGTTTTGCAGAAGCAAGACCTTTAAACTCTTCTTCTTCACCAGTAGTTTTGGTGTATTGAATACCAGTTTCATTATAAATATTACCAAGACTTGTAGTTCTTGGAAGATATCCAGAAATGTTTTCATATCCAACTTGAGCCGCTGCTTTAGTAATGCCTAACTTAGCAAGTTCTTCTGCACTTCCTAACGATGTTAGACCTAATCCAGCGTTCAAAGAAGCACCACTAATTTCAGCAGCAGTTACTTTCTGCTTTAATTGTTCGCCACCAATCTTAGGGTCTAAAAAGTATTTAACTAAATCTGTATCTGTAACACCATATAGACTTCTAAACGCATCTTTAGTGCCAGCATCTGAATCTTTAACTCTAGTAACAGCAGTCTTTATTCTATCTTTAAATTCAACGGCAGATATATCTCCACCTATAACATTAGACATTGCTTCTATTTTTGCCTTACGACCTGCAACACCTACACTAGGACCAAAATAATCAGACAAACCATAAGAGGTTAGTGTTTCTGTATAATCATTTTCTAATGCTAAGTATGCCGATTCGCTTAAAGCATTTAAACCTTTTGCTAAACGTAATTCATTACCTTTAAATCTTGTTTTATAAATTTCATTTTGTTTTAATAATACCTTGGCTTCATTAGGACCAACATCACTTTTCATGTATCCTGTAATTACTGGAACAAGTTCTTCAAGACCATATGAACGAAATAGTTCTTCTATTAAAGCAAACGCATCACGTCTATCTTGGTTATTGTCATTTTGAGGTGTGTCAGTTTTTTTATCAAGGTCTTTGTCAGGGTCTTTACCAGGAATTTCAAGTCCAGTTTTAGTTGTGTAACCACCAAAAATGTTTTTTTCTGTTTCTGTAAGGTCAGATGTTTGTCCCGATGATAATCCAAATGCTGTGTTATCTGGTGTAGTAATTTTAGACGCAGAACGTTTAGGTGTTACTACACCTTGATTAGCCATTGGATTAGGGTTTTTGTTTCTCATTGCTCTTTGGAAAGCATCCATATATTCAACCATTGTTTACCCCATTAATCCGAATGACGAAAGAATACTGTATGCATAACTACTTGCTTCTTCTCTTGCATTCTTAGTCTTACCCCAAGCAGGGTTAGATTTAAGTTGTTTATTAAAATCAGTCATGCTTGTTTTATTTAATAACGCATCGTTTATATCTTTGTCAAAGACATTTATAGAATTATCATCTAATTCTAAAATACGTGCTTTATTGTAAATATAATTTCCTGCTAGACTTTTAACACTTACTTGGTCAGATATTTTATCTGCAAAATCAGAGTATATTGATTTAGATATTTCTCTAATCTTTGACTCAGTTGAGGTTTTGTCAGTGCCTTTTTTATAATTAGATGCTACATATTCCATAGCATCTTGTTGAGTTAACATAACTCCATAGTTATTTGCATAGTTCATAATGTCAGAAATATCTTGAGCGGCTTTACCACCTGACCTAGAAAGTATTTCAAGGTTACTACCTTTAATTGCTTTAGCAGCAATCTTGCCAAAGATAAATTGTCGGTCTATATCTGTAAGTAATTCTCCAGTAGTATTAGCACTAATGACATTTCCTAATGCATCTCTTGTAACAGAACTAGTTCTTACAGCCTTACGCTCAGCATCCCGCAGTTCTTTATAGTATAAATCTTTTTCCTGTTTAGTTGCACCTCTACCTAGGTTAACCATAAAGTAACGGTTAACATCATCAATTGCATCATGTCGTAAAGTAGTTGATGTTTCTGGGGTAGATGTTGTTATTGGTTCTGCTAAACCACCAAATTCTTTATTTAAATAATCAGAGAATATAGGAGCATCAACTGTTGGCTTGTTAAGTTTAACGTTTAACTGATGCTCGTCAAGAACTTTAACTGAGTATTCACGTAATACATAAACAAGACCTTTGTTGAAATCATCATTTGCAGAATTCTTACTATCAAAAGTTGTTCTTGATATTAATCTTTGTTTATATAAATCTTCAAAGAGTTTATTGGTTGTTCCATTCTTAGCAGCATCAGATAGGATTTGACTTCTAAGTTGCCCAAAATCAGAATATGCCTGGATGTTTGTTCCACGTTCTGTTTTCTTTGGTATACGTGGTTGATACTTTCCATAGAAAAATAATTCAGTTCCACCTTCACCAGAAACAAATGTCTTACCAGTATTAGGGTCAACCGTTGTTACTAATTGTTTTGCTTCAATTTCTTTCTGAAATGGGTCAGCCTTAAATCGAAGAGCATCTTCTTCTGCTTTAGTAGAAGCAGCAGTCTTTTCTTTTTTTGTTGTAATATTGGGAGAATACTTTGTTAACTCAGTAGACTCTCCGCCTGCTGCGTAATAATCTCTAAGGGCTGAATCATACACATCTTTCCATGAATCATACTGATTAAGCAAATAGCGTGAATTAAGTTTTTCTAAGTTTGTAATCTTAGCGTCAGGTTTTCTACGTGAGTATTCTGCATCTGCATATTGCAAAAATTTAATTGCATCATCATTTGGTGTAGCCATTAGAATCCTCCCTGAATTGCAACGTAATTTTCGCGTGAGTAGTAATTAAGTATTGCTCTGAATATTGCACGATTTGCTTCCTTTAACATTAAATCATTTATTGAAAGACTAGCAATCAATTCTTCAATTTGTTGTTTACGTTCACGTTTAACTGATGCAAAATTACTTGACCTACGTGCTGTTGAATCAACTGATAGATTAATAAATTCTCTAACCTGTGAAGTAACGGCAATCATTTTCTTGCGGGTAGCATCAGGTATCTTTACATCTACAGTAGCCAGCATGCTTTCTAAATTATTAAGCATTAGTTCTTCAGAGGCTATCTCGTTTCCACCTGCAGTCAATGCTGCTTCTAATAAAGGATTAGATAGTTTAAGATTTGAACGTGCCGTTGTTGAATTAGCAATAATAGTTCTACGTGCATTAACATCGTTGATGTTTCTAAGTGCTTCTTTTTCATCTCGACCTATATTGTAATAAGCCTGCTTGTCTTCTGATACAAGAATATCTGTGTAGTATTTTTCAACACTCTTGCTTTCAATTAAACCAGCGGCTTCTAACCAAGAATAAGTAGCAGCATCAAAATCTCCAGTATTAGGAG